GCTGTAAAGATCCACAAGTCAGGATGAAATACATCTCGACCTGCTTCAGTTCCCATCAGTTGGAGTGCCATTCTTGGTGAGAACTCTTTACCGAATTTCTCTGACCAGAATTTATCAGGTTTTTCGCGCCATTCTCTAGATTCAGAAGTAGCACCTTCTAGCATTTCACGATCCCAACCAAAGACAACGCTAACAGAATCTTTGACGCTGTTAGCGAAGCTTTCTTTAATGAATCCGTGTTTATCTACTAGGATATCGGCGACAGTACCTTTACCTGCGCCGATTAGACCAACCAATCCAATAATCATTAGAGAGTTCCAACGTAATTGGCTACAGCAGACATATCACCATGGAACGCATAAGTTCCAACGTGGTGAGTCTTCATCCATGGACATAACCAGATTTCGCCACCCATGTTACGATACAATTGACAGAACATATAGTCCTCAGACAAGTAACGATCTGATCCACCAACTTCGATAATATCACCAGCTTTCATAGTGCCGTAGTCTTGTTGAATGGTAATTGTACGTTTAGTGTCGATAACTGTATCAAAGAACGCATGAATGTAACGAGTGCCGTCAAAGTTTGCTTGACCAACATGGTCTGGCTTATAGTGGAACTCTGGATATTGTTTCTGGAATCGTTCAAACACATCACGCTTGACCATCATAAAGCCAGTACCAATCTCCATAACCTGTAATGGCTCACCAACGTTAAACTGTCCAGTTCCAGCAACAGCATTGAACACATAGTCACCAGCACACTTTTCAAGTTCAGCTGGAGTTAATTCTGGAATTTGAGGATTGGTTTTTCTCATTTCATCATTGCGCTTCATCGCTTGCATAATGGCTGGCCATTTAATAGACTTCTTAGGATATGGTCCACCAATAACATCTTTATTAAGTGCTAATAAAGCAATAACATCACGTGGGTCAAAGTGAATGTCAGAATCGATAAACAACATGTGTGTAAATCCTGAACGAAGGAATTCGTCAACAAGATAGTTACGAGCACGAGTAATTAATGATTCATTGAAGATAAATGAGAAGCGAACTTCAATACCGTATTGTGTACAAATCCCTTGAAGATCAAGGCAAGATTTTGCATACATTCCTAAACAGTTACCACCATACATTGGAGTAGCAACAAATAATTTATTTTTTCTAAGTTCTTCTACAGAAATTTGCAATTGCATTTAACACCTCAAAAATAAAAATAAAAAAAACATAACCCACATTCTATATAGTCATGAGAATAAAAACTCTAGACTGCTAGATGAGTTTAGCTTTTCAGTAAAACCGAAATGATCACACCAAACACTATCAATTGTATTATCTAGTTTGCTATCATACTTACCAGTTTCAATTGTTAGCCAGTCCACACCGTCAGACAATTCAACATATTGTTCAGCAATCAAACTGCGTTCAAATCTTTCAATAAACTTCCAATTATTTTCAACGATCTTATCGTATTGTTTAGGGTCCATATTTAGATACTGATTGACCATATCACCAAATTGTTTTGGTGTGGCGTCCCATGGGATCATAAGATAGTTTTCGTTAGGTTTGAACATGCCAATACCGTCTTCATTGGTTGAAACGCCAAGATTACGAGCAATAGGAACAACACCTTGCTTCATAGCGTCAACGATTACACGATTGAAATGTTCACCATAAGTTTTAGACCAAGAAGGATCTACAAGAAACTTTACATCTTGTAAGTATTCGTCGCGTTTAGCTTCTGTAATGAAACCAATATATTCCATATTAGTATTCAGCGCATTTTCCCAAATACGTTTACCAATTCTATCAGGTGTAGCATGAGAATCGCGCTCTTTGGTGCAATAATATTCATCTTTACACTTATCAACGGAAGCCATGTATGCACGCTCAATACCATCGCCACCGACAATAACTTTACCATTAATGTAAGGAACAGCGGCAACTAGATCATCTACACGTTTCCAACGTTTGAATGTTTGGATTGAGAGGATAGTGTTTTCTCGCTCTGAGAAACTCTTTGTTTTTTTCTTTACAATCTTTTGAGGATTTAGAATCAGCGCTCTAGGAATCTCCATAGCAGCTGCTTGATTATATGCGCTCGGATGTACGCATGCTAATCCAGTGATATGTTTTTTAATGTTATGAATCCAAGGATAATTCTTCCTTAGATTACCATCGTGAACGATAACAATTTGTTTGGCTTTCACATCAGTAATCATCTTAAGCCAAGATGTCTTACCTTCACTTTCTTGATTCTTAAAACCAAAAATAGACTCCCAAATGACAAGATCATATTGGTTTGCTTTTTCTACAAACTTATTCACATCATCATCATTTATGAATGAGAGATAGTCTGTACGCCAGCCTTTACCTTGATGTACTGGAACGCCAGTTCCTTCACCAATTTCATATCCTTCATCCAGTTTAGATGACATTGTTCCACCAGATTTGGTGGAACGAAGATATACAAAATCAGCTNGATGNCCAAGATGTTTAAATCCTGCCATCAGCTGTTCTGTGTGAGCAATAATGCCGCCAAAATTATTAAAGTCATGAACAACAGTCAATATTTTCATAGATTATCCAAATAAGCTTTCAAGGGAACTTTCAATTTCATTTACTTCTGGATGATATTTATCCAACATTTCTTTACCACCATTGGCTTCAAGATAGTCGTACCATTCCTTAGAAGTCCACATGCCTTCGCTGATACCATTCCATAACTTTCTTTGTAGTGGATGTTCAGGATTCTTACGGCGAGATTCTACAAATTCGAATCTAAGAGTTTCATATTCATAAGAGCCAAGCTCTAACATCTTTTCTCTCAGATAACAAACAAGACTAATTCTTTCAGCATCAGGATCATCTAACACGATAGGAGTGTTACCATGCATCACTTCATGATTATTAACCAGGAGCAAATCACCTGGACGAACATCTACAGCAACACCATATTCAGGGAATACCAAATAACCGCCGCTAAATGCTTTACCGTTAGAAAGAACAAGTAAATTGCTTAAACCATCAGAGAAATCACCAGCATCAAAGTGAGCGGCTGTTCTGAAGTTTTTATTCACAGTAATTGTAGTGAATACAGTATCAGGAACTAAAAATCTAGGATCAATTTTATCAGCGGCAGCTCTTTGATTGCCATATCTCCATGGCAATAATTCTTTAAAACCACGATTTAGTGATTGTAAAAATGGGAATGCTAATTGAAACTTATCAAAATGACGTTGGGTATATGAAGTAGCACGACCATAAGGAATGCGAGGATAACGGTCAAACCAACCAGCAATGCCAGAATAAACAGCATTAGCATAAGTTGTATCCGAGATAAGGTCTTGACGAATCCAGATAGCTTCTTCTTTAGCTTCTTTTAGAGTTTTGGTATTGAGACTTTTCAACCATTTATCGAAACTGAAATTGTGTTTTTGTATTTCTAAAGCCAACCAAACAAGTCCGCGATTATCTGTTTTATTTCTTGCTTTAGCTTTTACAGTTTCAATATCACTTTCTAAATCTACAAATGGTGAATCTTCATCAATTTTAGAAACATAATCAATAATATCTAATTGCTCAACAGTTGCCCAATCACGTTGACCTTGTTTTTCACCACGGGGTCCAGCAGCTAATCCTCTATTTTGAGATTGGGTTGCAGCTTCTCTTAAACCGAGATAAGCTTGTTCTTGTTCTTCTTTTGTAAAGAAATTCTTACGGAATTTAAATGCGATTTTACGCTCGTCATCCGCTTCATCTATATAACAGTCAGTATCTTCTGTAATTAAAGTATCATAATGAGAGTCTTCTAAAAACTTTCCTAGAAAGTCTGATGCCTCGTGTTTTACACTTGCTACTATTACTTTGACCATTTGGGTTCTCCTGACATATGAGAGTATTATATAATGTTACTTATGCAATGTCAAATGAAAATGAGGGGCTTTCGCCCCCCATTTCAGTAATGACTTATACCTATACGATTAGGCATTCATTGTAACAGCAATAGCATTGCGATACAAAGTCTTACGTGCACGAGCAACATGACCTGACTCAAAATACTTTGAGAACTGGTAGCTTGGGTTGCCAAGACGATAAGCATATGCTTTAGTTCCGTCGCTCAACTTAACACGATTGGTGTAGATTGAGTGACCTTCGTTGCGCAAACGATACACAACGTCAGCAATATGATCGACCTTGAACATAGCACGAGCCTGACGGCTGGTAACTTGATTGCCCTTAGTCAAATAGTTCAACATTGAATTAATAGCAGACATAATCAAAATCTCCAAAAATACCGCACCAGACAATAATCGTAAACTTAGCGGCATAATTTACGATATTCAACTATTATAGTTGAAATTCTTGTAAAAGTCAAATCAAATCTTCGTAGAGTTAGCTTTATGCTTTTTCAAAGCTTCAAGTGTAAGCGACTCAGGCGTCAAATTAGCATCCTCAAGTTGCTCTTTTGGGATAATAGTTGTTTGACCAAATGATTTTACAGTTATTACGTTTGCACTATGTTCATATTCAATATGAACATCATCAGGCATCAATTCATCAATGTTATTTGTTGTATTGATCGTTGCAGGATGTATATAACCAGTTGTCCCAATAGGAGACAAAACAGGAGTCGGATTAGTAATTGTAAATCCTGTTACTTTTCCATATGTTGTTAAATCATTTGGATCAGTACCTATAATTGCTGTAGCAGTAGCACTAGAACTATTACTACCTGTTACAGTTACAGTTGGGGCTGGGACCTCAGCAGCAACCACAGGTTCTGGTTTAGGATTGACGCTTTCATCAATCTTAGTGTAAAGATCAAGAAAACCAATTTTAGTTTCATCGTCAAAACGATTCAACGCAAGATTGATACACTTCAATCGATCACGGAAAATCGAATAAGCCTTTACAATATGAGTCAGACGACGAGTTGTAATGAGGTTATTACAAGCTTCTTCTTTGAATGTTTTACGAATGTTCTCCGACCATTCAGCAAGACGAGATGCAAAGTCCTCATCAAGACAATCTTCCTTTTCCATATTCTTGATGATAATTTTCTTCTCAACAGCCATCGTTGGATATTCTTGTTCCATCGTGATCGCGAAACGCTCAAGGAATGCTTCGTTCATGACTTTGGTGCCAACGAAACGACCATCCTCTGAACCTTGACCTTTGGTGTTACCAGTAATGAAGATGTTAAAACCTTCGGCTGGTTTGATAATCTCACCAGTCTTTTTGTTCAGATATGGTTTGCCTTCAAGAATCGGCATCAAACAAAGAATCTTAGTGTTGTTAAGATCGCCTTCGTCAATCAACAGAACAGCACCCTCACGCATCGCAAGAAGGACTGCGCCCTCACGATACACGGTACTACCATTGACCAATTCAGTACCACCGATCAAATCTAACTCATCGGTTTCTTCGGTCACGTTGATGCGCAAAAGTTTGCGTTTTAATTTTGCGCAAGCNTGCATAATTGACATAGTCTTACCATTACCAGAAAGACCAGTAATGTACACTGGNAAGAAAATCTTAGACTTGATAATCTTCTCAACATCNACATAGTTGCCGAAAGGCACATAAGTCGGATCAGTTTCAGGAACAGTAGCTGAAATGTCATTTCGCATCACTTCAACTGATGAGTATTTCACTTCATTTGACATTTCAGGTTCCACCGATTCAATCGTTGCCGCTTTCTTAGCAACAGGTTTCATTTTTGGTAATTTTGGCATTGGGTTTAATTTTGTAATTGTAGCAGCCATTGCGACGTTATACAAACCTCTTTTCATTTTGCGACTTTTATCGCGGAAAATAAAATGAGGAAAAGGTAGATTATTATTATTTACATATGAAATAATCTCACTGTTTTTCAACGATTCGCGATTATAATGGGAATGAATTTTCCCAAGAAAATCGTTTTGATCTTCGATCTTCGAATAAGACTTAGACATAAAACTCACTCCTTACATAATATACAACTATTATAGCCTATTGGACTGTAATAGTAAAGCATTAAAAATCATTACAAATCAATAACTTACGCAGCGTTATTATGCAGCGATATTTTCCATAAATTGGTTTAAAAACATGCGTTGCAAGCCACGACCTTTCATATGTTTAATAAACGAACGAGCAATAGAATTCTTGCTAGTACCTTCAACTTCAAAAGTGTTTTCAGTGACTTTCAGATTGGTATTTTCCAATAAGAAATATTCATCAAAACCAAATTGATCAGAAGAAATAAAACCATTTTTTTCTATTCTCTTCATTAAGATTTTACGAGCATCAATTTGTTCAGTTCGTGTAGCGCAACTAAACATATATGATTCGAGTTTAGATGCAATATTTTTTCTACGAGCAAGATAATAGCCTGTGTATTTCGCATTAGTTTGCATTTTAGCTAACTCCACTAATGCGCGAGTTACACGGAACATATCAAGAGTGTCATATCTATGATTTCTATTAGTCTTAACACGAGACTCAACTCGCACACGATGTTTTGTTTTTTGATTTTCAATATAAATTGAATCTCTATTACTTTGTACCCATAAAGGGCGTACAGGATTTTGTGGATTATTGCCATCAGGAAAATAAGTTTGGCAAAGACCACCTTCACCATCTGTCAAAAAGATACAATTTACATTGTCTAAACGATGAGAGTTTTTGAAACTCTCAACAATATCCATCGAAGCAATAATTGCATTGTCTAATGGAGTGCCAGAAAGATCTTCAGTTTCACCCACCATTTCAGCAGCATAATATCCTCGATAAGCAGAAGAAACATACAACATGTTGAGAACACCTTCTCGATAATCAGAAGAAGACATTGAACTTGATAGATAATGTTTCAAATGAAAAGTGTAATTAGACAAATCCATAACACCTTTGACTTGTTCATGATGCAAACCATTCATCGAGCGACCATATTCGTTCGCGACACTTCTCTTAAAAACTGAATAAGCAGTAGTTGAGTCAGAAAAACCATAAACTTCAAATGGGATATTTACTTTTTTACAGAATCGAGTAAGAATAATCACTTGCTCAAATACATTACTAATAATATCAGACATTGAACCTGACAAATCAATAAACATAACTAAACCGTGATTCTTACCACCAGGTGTAATTGTCGTTCTTTTGAAAATATCAGAAACCATTGTATATCGAGCAAGTTTATTTGGATTGATTTTGCCAGACTTACCAATCTTTGATCGAGTCATTTGAGATGCATTTTTACGAATCTCAAATTCCTTTACCATGTAATTTACAACATTGTTAGTTCGCTTGTTGAACTCAGGAATAAGATTAGGAACGTTTTCCACGACTTTTTTTGAAGGAAAATCTCTACAAAAATTATTGCGCGCTGTAGTTATGTGACGCTGCACAATTTTGTATGGAATAATATGGTTACCATTGTAAATTGGTGTTGTAAAAATGTGCGTTTTTCCACCTGAAACATCTAATAAGCGAGTTTCGTTTTCACGATACGCCTTATCAGTTTCAGAAGAAATATCGAATGAATTCGAAGTTCCTTTCTTATTACCAGGTTTATCAGATTCTGAATTTTTATCATCTTCATCTTTAGATTGATTACCATTTTTACCTTCGTCACCATCTTCGTCTTTGGTGCTTTCGGTTTTGCCTTCGCCATCGGCAACTGCGCCTTCGTCATCTTGATCATCTTCGTCATCTTGATCATATTCTTGATCTAATGAATCTGAACCGTCACCGTCTTGATCGTCTTCGCTATATTCTAAACTATCAGAAGGCATTTCGATTTTGTCATTTTCCAAATCTTCTTTAGTCTTATTATAAATTTTGCGTGCAACTTCTACAACTTGTTCCCAAGTTTCAGCAGCATTAATTTCATCGATGTACGGCAATTCATCCTCGGCAAATGATACACGAACGTGCGCGCCGAGTTTATAGAAAATGTTGATACGATCGATCAACAGCATTTTATTTACATCTTTAGCAGCAATGCCAAAAAAGTCATCATCATGTAATTTCTTGTATGCGGCATTGAACGAACGGCGAATGCCTGGATATTTGATTTTAATTTTACGTTCAATGCGTGCGTCTTCAACAACATTCAAATATGTTTTGAATTTTGGATCTTCCGCAACAGCATCATGCCAACCCTCTGCTGGCGTATTCAATGCATGGCTAACTTCATGACCTACTAAAAGATCATAAAGTTCGCCAGTCATTTCTTTGAACTTCGGGAGCATGATTGTGCGATTCTTCAAATCGAAGTACGCTGTCGGCACATTGCCGTGCTCAATGGTAATATTCTCAGTCGCCAATAAACGACCAAGCATCGATTTTGTTTGAAATAATTGAGTCATACAATCTCCCTATATTTACAACTATTATATAATAATTGCTCAAAAAAGGCAAATTGTAAAAACTCAATCAAATCAATAACTTACGGTGTCGTATAATCGAAGGTTTTTGGAAGCTCTCTTTGTACTGGGGCAGCATCTTTGACTTCGATCATTTGTCTAAGATCAGAGATGTTCTTAGTCTTTTCTTGAATTTGCTGAGTCTTATTTTGAATATTCTTTAGACTTTGCATAATCAAAGCTTCTTTCTGTGCTCTTTCAATATTTTTTAGATTCTTTTTAACTTTGTCTTTTGCTCGACTTAAAACAGTTTTGTTCACTTTAGAAGTAAAGTCAACACCATTTAAGTGATCTAATTCATGCTGAAAGATTCTAGCAGTCAATCCGTCAAACTGTTGTTCTTTTTGAACGCCATTCATATCAGTATAACGAACCTTTATAGATTTTGCTCTTTTTACTTTTAAAAATAATCCTGGATATGAAATGCAGCCTTCGCTATAATCTTCTTCGCCTTCTGCAGAAATAATTTCAGGATTGAAACATGCAAAGCCAACGCTTTCTGCACCCATAACAAATACACGGTATGGTAAACCAACTTGGTTGGCTGATAAACCAAGACCATGATAATATACCATTGTCTCAATTAATGATAATGCCAATTCTCTTGGGTTGATTGGAGGATTAGCAAAATCAAATGTTTCTAATTTTTGTTTTAGAATATCTGAGTATGGATCAACACGCTTGTATAAGACGTATTCGTATGTTTCTCCATTTACAACTTTAAATTTTTTCTCGCTCATTATACCATCCTCACTTCAATACCTTTTTCTTTAGTAATTCTAGTCATGTGGGCTGTGCCCCGACCACCCTTAAACGATAACAATAAATCAAGCCCATGATCTAACATTTGTTTATTACGAATTGGTCCAGCAGATCTACCGTGCATTTCCCAATTAGCGTGATAAATGAAAACAGGAACTTTTCTTTCGGTTGCCCATTTGCGAGCAAACTCATCTACTCCTGTGGCATCACCAACAATTATTTTCACATTAGAATTTGTGTGGTAAATATTATCTAACACTTGCCAAACATGAGCTTCTTCTTTATAATCTCGACCGCCAGTCACACCTACATTCATTATACCATCCTTGAGAAGTTTTTAACTTTCTCGAATCTAATGACATTTTTAAACTTATCCATTAATAAATCTCCTTTGTGTGAGATTACGAACACATTATCATTTAATGTATCGATTAACTTCATAAATTCTTCAGTGCCACTATTATCTAGCGAGCTGTCAAATACTTCGTCAAGGATCAACAAATTAGTATTCATGCTGCTCTTCATTTTCGCAACAGCACGCCAAGTGAACAATAAAGCCAAATCAATTCTTAACTTTTCACCTTCTGAGAAGTTCTGGTAACTAAAGTCATCTCTGTGACGAGACTTAATAGTTTCTTTAAACTCTTCATCGATCTCAAAGTTCACAAAGAAGTCCATCGATGCCAAATACTTATTCACCAACTTGTTTATAATTGGTAGATATTGTTTTACAATTTTGGCTTTAATTCCAGAATCTTTTAATAATGTAACGGCAACATCGATGTAATTCTTTTCTTCAAGAAGTGTTTTCTTTTCTTCGTTTAATTTCTCCAATGTATCAACCAAGTCTTTAGAGACGCTTAACATATCATCACTTAATACTTTCTTATTCTTAAGTTCTTCAATCTCTTTCAATAACTTTTTAGCATATTTCTGAGAAGTTGTAATAGTAGCGTTAATTTTGGTGATCTCGCTGTTATGATCGTTAATTTTTTTATTAACTTTCGCGATCTCCTGCAATCTTTCGCTTAATTTATTATAGTCTTCTTGCAGCTTATTCAGACCACTTACATAAGTGCTTTGTTTTTCATTCAATTCTTCTAACTTTTCTTCTTTGTTATTGATCGTTTGATGACAAGTTTGACAGACATCATTATTAGCATAGAAACTAATTTCTTTATCCGTCTTTGTAATATTTTGTTCAATCTTTGCTTCTAGTTGACCAAGTTTCTTTTGTTTAGATTTAACACTATCTTCATCAGAAACTTTTGTCATTAAATGATCAACATGTTTTTGAATTAAACTTACATCTTTAGAAAGCTTTTCAATGTTAGCAATTTGATCATCATAATCTTTTTGCTTAGACTCAACTAATTCAGTATTATTCTTTTTCGCTTCCTCAATGTATTTTTTCTGCATTTCAATTTTAGAAAGCGTTGAATCAATATTTGATTTAAGTTCAGCTGCTCTATTCTTTAAAGCAGTTGCCTTATCTTTAACAACTTGATTCATTGAAGAGAATACATTAATGTCTAATAGATCTTCAATAATAGTACGTCGATCATTTGCTGACAGTTGCATAAAAGGAACAAATGAAGATGAACCTAATATGACAATTTGTGTAAATGCTTTGTAATTAAAACCAAGAATCTGACTTTCTAAAATATCTTGATAGTCTTTAGATGCTGCTTCTTGGTTCAGCATTTCACCGTCAGCCCAAATTTCAAATATGTTTGGCTTAATTCCACGGACTACTTTATAATTTTTATTATGTGCTCTAAAGTAAACCTCAACCACACAATCTTTACCATTGATTGAATTGATAAGATTAGGTTTGTTAATTCCACGAAATGGTTTGCCGAATAAAGCAAATGTCAATGCATCAAGCATTGTTGATTTACCAGCACCATTAGTCCCAACAACTAGATTGTTAGGATGTTCGTTTAATTTAAGTTCGGTAAAAACATTTCCTGTTGAAAGAAAGTTTTTCCATTTTAAAGTTTTAAATGTAATCATTGATCTTCTAAATGTTGGGCTTCAAAATATATCTTATGCATCAAAGTCTTTAATTTATTTTTATCTAAACTGACTTCTATCGTGTCTATAACTTTATCTAAGATTGTAAGAGTATCATCAGATTGATCAACAATATCATCATCAGATATAGTAGAGTAATCTGTAAAATCCTCAACAATTGTTATATCAAGAGGCGCTGTTTTATATAAGTTGTCTAAAAACATATCATACAAAACAGGATTAGTTTTATTGGCTACAATGACCTTGACCATTGTGTTGCTGTATTGACTTAAATCCATATTTGAAATAGAGTCAAGAGTTTCAGTCTTATCATCATAAACAATCTTATGGAACATTCTATATGGATTTTCAATAAAATCTAATTCACGTGTATCCGTATCAAAGATGTGAAATCCACGTTTATCATTATAATCTGCCCAAGTCATTTCACCTGGAGTTCCAACATAAGTGATAGTTCCGTCTGTGCTCTTGTGGTGGAAATGTCCACTTAGAACTATATCATATCCGCTTAACAGACCACGATCCATGCCATCATGGCAAACATTACCCTTGTCCATTTCAAACCCAGCAAGTTCAAAATGCCCAAAACAAATTTGAGAACTGCTATTCTTAATGAAATCTTTAATTTCTTCTTCGTTCTCTTGGCAGATCCAAGGAATTACATCAATACTAGTCTCATCAATATTTTGTGTTGATGGCGCATCATATACTGTAATGTTAGGATATTCTTTTAATAGAAGTTGAGGAGAATTAACTTCTAATGTATTCTTGAACGCAATATCGTGATTTCCTAATAATACATGTAATTGTATGTTAGCCTCACGCATCGGATCAAAAAAATACTTACGGCTCAGAGCAAGTGTCTGAAAGCCAATAAATTTTCGGCGATCAAATAAGTCTCCCATTTGAAAGACAACATTAATATTATTCTCTTTTAAATACGGGAAGAAAACCTCTTCGTAGAATTTACGATAGAGATTATGGAAGGGAATAGAATCCCCACGCATGCCGAAATGAGCATCACCAAGAATAGCAATTTTCAAAATATAATTCCCAAATAGAATTTAATTCAACTATTATACCTTAAGACCTTGTAATAGACAAAATCTTTTTTAGTTGTGCTTCAACTACTTGTTTTCTATTTGGCCATTTGATCATAACTTTGTCTGGATCTTTCTGTAAATTAGATAGAAATGGAACTATGATTTTCTCAACTTCTTCTAACTTTTGTTTGTAAGTCATTTCAGTTTGAGAAGCGGCAGATGAAGCTGCTTGTGTAATCTGTTCATTGATTTCATTTTCATGTAAAAATGAGAATCCGAAATCTTCATTAGAAGGAGGAGCAGGTTGAAATTGTTGTTGTGGTTGTGGTGGTGTAAAAGGTTTGTAAACTGGAATGTTCGGTTTTTGATCGGAAACTTTATCCAGATTACTAAAGCTGTTAAGTGGATATTCTAAATTACTCATTGGTTAATTCCTCATCAAATAATTGGCTTTCTTTTTTCTTTGCTTTATCTTTCTTTGCTTTTTTAGTTTCTTCAAACTTCTGTATAAACTCTGATATGTTTTCATACATTTCAAATTGTTTATAGTTACTTCCAGATTCTTCTAATTCTGATTGTTCATATTCATTCAAAATACCAATCTGTTCAGTAGATTTATATTTCACATACAATTGTTTTTTTTCTTTATGAATGCGACGAATGAAAGCGAAGTAAATAATTTGCGTAAAATACGCGAATGGATTTTTAGATTTCTTTGGATCGAAATTGTCAAAGTACATAATACAATTTTCAATCCCATCGGCAATCATTTCATCTCTACAAGGATACATTACAAAATTTGGTTTGTGAGAAAGATTCTCAGCAATAAGCATTAAGCATTTGCCGATGTAATCTGGAATCTTGGGCTTCTCTGTGCCCTCACGTTTAGCTTTCCTACATTGCTTTTTGTAAAGCTCGATCGTCTTTAATAGATCAGCATTATTTACATAATGATTTTTCTTTGCCATAAAATAATTTGCCTTTTACATCTGTGTTCGGTATAATCAAGAGTGTCGGGTTTGAAGTGTAGATCAATTAGGTTTATCTTTAGAACTCTTATTAAATGTAATAATATTACCAGTCTTATTAGAACTTCCTTTCTCAGGAGCTTTAAACGGAGTTTGATCAACAATAAGATCAAATACTACCGCTTTGTAATGGTCTTCAATATCCTTTTCAATATCAGCTACAAGAACAACATCTCTCTTGCTGATTTTAACTTCATTCATTTTAACAATGCCTTGAGGCAACCAATTATACATTACAATCTGTTGTTTGTTCATATGAACATCAACATCTATAACAAGCATCATTGGATTTTTCAATTCTATTGATGATGCAGATTCACCATTAATTTCTGTAATAATATCATCTCCGTTTTTTAAACGGACAAATTTAATTTTCTGTTCAGCGTTAGTCATTTCTAATTGGCACCTTGTATGTATGAATCTTGAATTTCTCTTCATGATACGTTTTCATTCTAATAGCATAATGATTTAATGTATAGTTTACATGATCATCGATGCGCAAGTCGTCAGCAATATCATAAAGGCTTGCTTTATCTTTTCCTTCTCCCAGACGTAGTCCACGTCCGATAGATTGTAAGTTACGAATCTTAGATTTTGATGGTGATGCGAATATAATATTATGTAGGCGTTTAATATTAATGCCTGTAGAGAAGACACCATAAGACGCAATGATAATTGCGTTGTCTTCTTTCTCAGTAATACTTCTTACTGCTTCACGATCTTCAACTTCAGTTCCGCCAAATACAAAAAAGACCTTACGATTAGGCTGATTTTTCGTAAGTTCTTGAATCATATTATATAATATTTTTCCGTGTTTGTCAATATATTGGAAGAGAATTAAAGTGTTTCCATTGAGTTCATTCGCTAATCTAGCGATAAATCTGTTTCTTCTAGGATGACTTACAATGAAGTCCATTTCTTCATGAAACTTCATTTCTTTAACAGCTTTACAAACTTCTTCTGAATATTTTAAAATAATACAATTAATTTCTAAATCAGAAACAAGTCCACGATCCATCAATTCTTTTGTTGTGGTTAATTTTACAGTTGGACCAAAGTGACCTTCAACTACAAGTTTATGGACTTCACCATCAAGAGTTCCTGTTGTACCAATTCTATAAGAAGCTTTTGTTAGCTTCTTCATAATCGCACCTAAACGATCTGCTTTATAACCGTGAGCCTCGTCACCGATTATAAATTCAAACTGCTCAAAAAAGCTTTTAGGATATTCGTGAATAGATTGCCAAGTTGAAATTGTCAAGTTCTTAGTAATCCTTTTATCTTGACCTTGATAGATTTTTTGAACGTGATTGTCAACATCCCATCCATTGGCTGATGAATAGTCTTTAAAATCATTGTACATCTGTTCAACAAGAGAAACAGTTGGAACAACTAGCAGACCTCTTTTGACTCCATTGCTAAACAGATAACGATGGATCATGTAAATCATAAGAGACTTACCTGATGCTGTTGGAGATAACAACAATACTTTGCGGAATCTTATTGTTTTAAGCAAAGCATTAAGCTGATAGTCGTGAGGTGTGATTGGTTTGCCGTTAGAATGGAGCTGTAATGATTCGGCAAATTGTTTTGCTTCTTCTAATTTAAATTGATTAAACGATTGTACGTCAGGCGCTATAAGATAATTATAATCGCGCTCTTTACAGAAGTCTCTAAGATATTTTACTAGACCACCATAAAGTTTGTTAGTCTTTTTAGAATAGAGATATATCTTACCGTCCCAAATTCTCTTTTTGTAGAGAGGACTAAATTGATAGTTTTTGGAATAGAAAGAAAAGAAATCCGAAAGCTCGGCTGAAATACTTTGTTCGCATTCAACTTCTACATATACTTCATCTANTTTACNAACTATAACAGCNTTANCTTTGTCCATGTACAAATCTCTCAAATTCTATAAATGCTCTTAACTGATAAGTTCTAGCATTAATTTCTTTAATAATCATCTCACAAGCAGTTACACCTTGCTCGAATAAAACTTTTCTTGCTGCAATCTTTGAAAGATCACCGTCGGATTCAAGATAAGTGTTAAGATCAGACTTTAGTGTAAATCTAAATGGTTCCCAGCCGTATTTCTTAAGTTCATCTTCATCAAGACGACCGTTATAATATTCCCATTTAATCTTTTTCATTCTAGCATATTCAAATGAACACTGTTTAGCAGCAAGTGAATTTGCCATATGTTGTTTAACATACTTAGAATGAAGAATAGGAGTTCTCAATAACTCTTTTCCTGGATCGGTTTCATCGATCTTAGAGTCTTTTTCCCACATCTCAATGAGATCTTCAAGNGCCATCGGTTTCATAATCACTCACAATAAAAACAAATAATTACTATTATACTCTAATTATGTTGAAATAGCTAAATTTAAATGATGCTTCGCCGTAGATAATTGTATCGGCATCTTTTTCAACATCTAAATCAATTCCCGATAAACTGACAGGGAAACAATCTACAAATTTAATTTTAAAATTTTCGTTGTTTTTATTTGTGTAAATTGAAAGATAAGCGTCACTGTATTGTGGTGGAAGTGAAGTTGTCCCTGGAGGCAATGCGCGATTTTGTAATCTTAAATTTACATATTCTTCAAAGTCATGAGGAAATGACATTCCACGAATCCAATCATGCACACCTTGCCATGATCTGTAATCTTCATCTATAATGAATTTAATATCTAATGTTTCATAATGTAAACGGTCGCCTGGAGTGAATAATTCAACAAATGCTGTTGGTTGCGGAACCATATCAATATGAAATCCTGGAATGTTTACACCATGACAGAAAAATGTCATATCTGGTAAACGGTCAAAGTGTAACTGAAACTTTGTACTTTGTGCTGGATTTTGATTTGATGGAGCTGAGCCGATTGCCATGTGTTA